CAAGGTCGAGTTGATAAAGCGAAAGCCGAAACAGAAGTAAAAGTAGCTAGAGCTAGAGCCGAAGCAAAAGTTTACGAGACAGAAGCGACAAGTTCAATGTTGAATGAACAAGCCCTTACAAATCAAATGGGTGAAAGCTGGAAGGACGAGTTTTGGTCACTTATATTTGGAGCAATATTAATTTGCTGCTTCCTGCCCTGGACTCAGCCATATGTTAAGGAAGGTTTTGTATTTTTAGATCAAAATACACCGAATTGGTTTTCAAATATGTTATATATAATAATAGGTAGCTCATTTGGATATAGATTTGGTAAACAGGGTTTGCAAATGATAAATAAAAAAGGTAAATAATGGCACTTAGAAAAATTAAAAAAGTAATTAAAGGTTTAAGTAAAGCATCTAAAACACACGCTGCACAAGCAAAAACATTAAAAAGTATTATTAATAATGGCAAAAAGAAAAGACCCAAAAGTCGGAACAGGTAAGAAACCTAAAGGCAGTGGTAGACGTTTATACACGGATGAAAATCCTAAAGACACTGTTGGCATCAAATTCGCAACTCCATCTGACGCAAGAGCAACAGTTGCAAAGGTTAAAAAAATCAATAAACCATATGCAAGAAAAATTCAAATCCTCACTGTTGGAGAGCAAAGAGCAAAAGTAATGGGTAAAGCTCAAGTTGCAAGTATTTTTAAAAAAGGTAAAGAGGCAATAAGAAAACAAAGTGGACGGAATAAAACTAGCTGAACATTTGTTAAAGAACATAAGAGAGCGTAAACAAGATTTTATGATTACACTCTCTAATGGTACGGTAGAATCCATAGAGGACTATCGGTTCATTGTAGGTCAAATACGTGGCATGACTTACGCTGAAGAAGAAATAAAAGCTGCGATGAAAGGAATAGAGCTAGAAGATGGCTAAAAAACTATTCGTGCCAGAGAGATTTGCTAATGCACGTAAAAAAGAAGCAAGTATGGAAATACCTGATGCAGTTAAAAAAGGTTTTCCTAAATTAGAAGATAATCCAAATTCTAAAGACCCTTCCAAACTAGAACCTTCTGCTTTGGAAAGACTTCCTCAACCAGTAGGATATAGAGTTCTTGTTATACCTTACTATATGAAGTCACAAACAAAGGGAGGTGTGTTCATACCTGATGCGACACGAGATCGTGAAAGCTTTGCGACTGTCGCTGGTTATGTCGTAAAACTTGGGCCGGATGCCTACTCTGATACTGGGAAATTCCCAACAGGTGCTTGGTGTTCTGAAAAAAGTTGGATACTTATGGGAAGATATGCAGGAAATCGCTTTAAAGTTGAGAATTTAGAGGTAAGATTGATAAATGATGACAATATTATCGCAACAATACTTGACCCTAGTGATATTTCCTATGTATAAAGAAATTGGAGAATAATATGAATGTAGAAAATCAAAACGCTGTAGAAGAAAATGAAGTTGTCGCTATTGATGTTGAAGAAACAAATAATCAAACAACTACATCTGAAATACCAACTGTTCCTGAAAAAGAAGAAACCCGAACAAATGTTCAAGAAAAAGAACAGTCAGATGAATTAGAAGATTATAGCGAAAATGTAAAAAAACGAATTAATCAGTTAACTGCTAAAAGAAAACAAGCTTTAGAAGAAGCTGATGCTGCTATGCAGTTTGCACAACAGCAGAAAAAAGAAAACGAAGAGTTAAAACAAAAGCTATCTAATTTAGATAAAGGTTATATTACTGAATACGGTACTCGTGTAGAAACTCAAACTGATCAAGCTAAAAAACTGTTTAAAGAAGCTTATGAAGCTGGTGATTCTGAAAAGATGGCAGAAGCTCAAGATGTCATGGCAAAATTAGCTATTGAAAAAGAAAGACTAAGAATACAAAAAGCCAGAGCAGAACAAGAGGTTCAACAACCACAACCAGAACAAACATCTCAAAGACAACAAGCACCTAAAGTAGAAGACCTTGATCCTAAATTACAAACATGGATGAAATCAAATACTTGGTTTGGATCAGACATGGTTATGACAGGTGCAGCTCAAGGATTACATCAACAATTAGTTGGTTCAGAAGGTTATGATCCAACATCTGATGAATATTACGCTGAAATAGATAAGCGTATGAGAGATAGTTTTCCAAACAAGTTTCAGGATAAACGGCAAAACGCCCAAGCTGTTGCTCCTGCAACGTCCAATGGACGGTCAGTAAAATCAGGGCGAAAAAAGACGGTTGAATTATCACCGGGTCAAGTAGCTTTCGCTAAAAAAATGAACATACCTCTTGAGAGATATGCAAAGGAAGTTGCTAAAATAGAATCAAGGAGAACATAATGGCTGAAATTGATAGAAAAAGTCGAGATTCGCAATCTCGTGAAAAAACAGAGCGAAGAAACGATTGGAAGCCACCGTCTGCATTAGACGCTCCTGAAGCACCTATAGGATATAAACATAGGTGGATAAGAGAATCCGTCATGGAGTATGACGATAAAAACAATATTCACAAAAGAAGACGTGAAGGTTATGAACTTGTTAAGGCAGAAGATTATCCAGATTTTGATGCTCCTGTTATTGACGAAGGTAAAAACGCTGGGGTTATAGGCACTGGTGGATTATTACTTGCGAGAGTTCCAGAAGAAATTGTGGAGCAACGTAAGAAATATTTTGAAGATAAAACACAGACACAAATGGATGCTGTGGATCGTGATTGGATGAGAGAGAATAATCCTGTCATGCCAAAATTAAAACCTCAAAGAAACAGCAATGTTTCCTTTGGGAATAACCGAAATTTAAATGATGATTAATAAGGAGATCTAATTATGGCAAATCAAGATGCCGCTTTTGGTATGCGTCCTGTAGGTAGAATAGGTGGTATGCCTTTCACTGGTGGACAAAGCCGATATAGAATCGCCGCAAATTATGGAACATCAATCTTTCAAGGTGACATGGTAGCTCAAGTTACTGGTGGTACTGTAGAAGTACACGCTGATGGTGGTACAGTTCCTATTGTAGGTGTATTCAATGGTGTTCAGTATACTGACCCAACAACTAAGGAGCAGAAATTTAGTAATTTCTATCCTGCAAGCACTAATGCTTCTGACATTATTGCTTTTATCATAGATGACCCAAATGTTATCTATGAAATTCAATGCAATGCAGCTTTTCCAGTTGCAGATTTATTTGGTAACTTTGATATTGTTTACACAAGCTCTGGTAGTACCACCACTGGTATTTCTGGTGCTGAGCTAGACGTAGCAACTGGTGCTACAACTGCTGGTTTACCTTTAAAATGTATTGACATTTCGCAAGACCCTGAAAATTCTGATGTTTCGTCAGATGCAACCAATGTGCACGTTGTGATCCAAAATTCTATTTTTGGTCAAAAAGGTGCAGGCTTAGCGTAGGAGGTAGATAATGGCGATAAGTAGAGCACAACTAGCGAAAGAGCTAGAACCAGGTCTAAACGCATTGTTTGGCATGGAGTATGATAGATATGATGCAGAACACGCAGAAATCTACGACACAGAATCTTCTGACAGAGCATTTGAAGAAGAAGTGATGTTATCAGGTTTTGGTAACGCACCAACTAAAGCTGAGGGTGCTGGGGTTAATTTTGACACAGCAAATGAAGTTTACACTGCACGTTATACGCATGAAACAATTGCATTAGCGTTTGCTTTAACGCAAGAAGCTATGGAAGATAACTTGTACGACAGATTAGGTGCAAGATATACAAGAGCATTAGCTCGTTCTATGGCACACAGCAAACAAGTAAAAGCTGCGGCAACTTTGAACAATGCGTTTGATAGTTCATTCACAGGTGGTGATGGTAAGGAGCTTTGTGCAACTGATCACCCACTAGGTGGAGGTGGTACATTTAGAAATGAGCCAAGTACAGCTGCTGATTTAAATGAAACTTCATTAGAGAACGCTTTAATTGACATCTCAACATTTGTTGATGAGAGAAATATGATCATTGCACTACGTGGAATGAAACTTATTATTCCACCTCAACTACAATTTGTTGCTGATCGTCTATTAGAGTCAACTCTAAGACCAAGCACTTCCGATAATGATGTTAACGCTATTAAGAACATGGGTATGCTACCAGAAGGTTATGTAGTGAACCATTTCTTAACAGATACTGATGCGTTCTTCATTAAAACTGATGCACCAAGAGGTTTCATACATTTTGAAAGAGCACCTCTTGCTACTTCAATGGAAGACGACTTCACAACTGGCAATATGAGGTTTAAAGCTCGTGAAAGATATTCATTTGGATTTTCTGATCCAAGATGTGTATTCGGTTCACCAGGTGCTTAAATAAACCGAACAATTGTTAAAGGCGACTTTACAAGTCGCCTTTTTTTTTATATCTTTAAAAAAAACCTTGACGAACAACTTAGTTCGACAATAGCCGAGACAAGGAGATTAATATGGCTAATACAACTTTTTCGAGTACCATTCGATCAAAGAGTGGTTTTAAAGTAATAAATGAAAGCTCAACTACTGGTGCTATTACAGAAACTGGTTTTTCAGTTAATTCAACTGGACAGTTAATTTCTATGGGTACAAGAAAGATTCAATCTTTTGCTGGTACTTTAGCATCGACAGACGCTGCTTCAACTGCTTATGCAGATGGAGATTGTTTAGTGGAATTAGGAACATTAAATGTAGATGCTCCTGATGATTTAGTTACACCATCTAAAATTTTTATTCATAAGGCTTTAATTGGTATCACAACTGCTGCTGGACAAACATTAGCTGGTAACTTAGCATTGAGTTCTACAAGTGGTACTGCCACAAACGCAGCCGTAAGTGGTACAGAAATAGTAGGTGCTGGAGTAACATCATTTAACGAACAATTAAGTGCTACACAATCTATCACTGAAATAGACGTTAATTTTAATGATACTGCTGGTAACTATCATATATTTGTTCCAAACGTAACTGCCGCAGTTGCCAATGTTCATTTATATGCTAGAGCAACAACCACAGTCAATGCTGATGTAACTGCTGGAAGATTTACAGTTGAATTAGAATACTCTGTATTTTAGGAGGGTAACATGGCTGATACAGTTGCAAGTCAAACCATACAAGATGGCTTAAAGACGGCTGTTTTAAAATTTACTAACATAAGTGACGGCACAGGTGAAAGTGCCGTTACAAAAGTTGATGTAAGTGCTTTAGGAGGTGATGCAAGTGGACGTGCTTGTACAGATGCAACTATAGAAAAAATATGGTGGCAGTGTACAGGTATGAAAGTTAGTATTCTTTTTGATGCTTCATCTGATGTATTGGCAATACAACTAGGAGAAAACCAATCTGGTTATCACGATTATACATCTTTTGGTGGTATTCCGAACAATTCTGGTAGTGGTAAAACAGGTGATATAAAATTTACTACTGTTGGACACTCTAGTGCAGATACTTACACAATTATTATGCAAGTAAGAAAAGGTTATTAATGTCTACAAAATTACAAGGTGATATAAAGGTTATTAATCAAAGATTAGATACTATTGAGAATAATCATCTTACTCATTTACGTGAGGACATTAAATCTTTAAATCAAAAAATATGGGCGATAGTTGTATTAGCTATCGCCCAATTATGTTCATTAGTTTTAATTTTCGTATCGCAAACGATTTGAGGTAAATATGACAACATCAAGCTCTACCGATTTTGAATTAGCAGTTGATGATTATATAGAAGAAGCATATGAAAGATGTGGTTTAGAAATACGAACAGGTTACGATCTTAAAACAGCAAAAAGATCACTTAATTTAATGTTAGCTGAGTGGGCTAATCGTGGACTAAATCAATGGACAATTGTTCAAAGAACTCAAGCACTTACAGCAGATGATGTAGATTACAGTTTAGGCACAGATGTAATTGATATACTTTCTGTTGTTGTAAGAAGAAGTGGTACAGATTTTAATATGTCACGTATAAGTCGTGATACTTATTTATCTATACCAACAAAAACAACGACAGGAAGACCGACACAGTATTTTTTAGATAGACAAATCACACCTAATTTAAAAATATGGCCGGCTCCAGAGAATAGTACAGATGTTATACACTATGATGCTTTAACAAGAATACAAGATGCTGACACCATGCAAAATACTTTAGAGGTGCCTTTTAGGTTTTATCCTTGTTTAGCTGCGGGTTTAGCTTATTACATATCCCTTAAAAAAGCACCTGAAAGAATACAATTGTTAAAAGCGTCTTATGAAGAAGAATTTGATAGAGCTATGGCAGAAGATAGAGATAGATCATCTTTTACTATAACTCCTAGTTTATCTTATTATAAGGTTGGATAATGCCAAAGTATGCAAATGGAAGTGATGCTTATGTAATTTCAGATCGTTCTGGTTTTAGGTATCGTACCAAAGATACACGAAAAGAATGGAATGGTTTGCTTGTTGGTAAAGATGAATATGAAGAAAAACATCCACAACTTGATCCTAGACCAAAAAAAGCAGATGCAGAGGCTTTACGTGACGCAAGACCAGAAAGAACAGAACCAGCTATTGAAGTTTTGTTAGAGCTTGATCCATTTAAAACAGGTAGTTCTGGAAGTAGTACAGTGACTGTAACAGAAAAAAGTCATGGTAGATCTGCATCAGAAACAGTTAGATTTAGGAACGTAGTTTCTTTTGATGGTATAACAAAATCAGTAATGGAAAATTCATCTGGCTTTACTATTGCTAGTGTTGTTGATACAAATAATTACACCATAACAGTTTCAGATACTGCAACTGTAGGATCAATAAGAGGTGGTGGCAAGATTGCTTCAGCAGGTCCTGTTACATTGGAGGCTTAATGAGTTTTACATTAACAACATTAAAATCAACCATACAAGATTACTCTGAGAATACTGAAACAACTTTTGTTAATAACCTTAGAGAGTTCATAAGAGCAGCAGAAAACAGAATATTTAAAACTGTTGACTTTGAAGTATTTCGTAAAAACGTGACAAGTGCTACGACATCATCAGATAGATTTTTATCTGTGCCTGACGATTATTTAGCTTCTTTTAGTTTATCTATAACAAACTCTAGCAATATAGAGTTTTTGTTAGAAAAAGATGTAAACTTTATACAAGAGTATAATCCAAACAGTTCTACTACTGGTGCACCAAAGTATTATGCACGATTTGATGTAGATAATTTTATACTCGCACCAACACCTAACAGTAATTACTCTGTAGAATTACATTATTATTATAGACCAACAAGTTTAGCAGACAGTACAATTGAACTAACAGTTGCATCTTCCTCTAGTCTTGCTGTCAATGAAGTAATAACAGGTGCTTCTAGTGGTGCTACAGCTACAATACAAAGTAAAAACGACAGTACAAACAAGTTAACAATCATTGTACCTACTACAGCTTTTACAAGTGGTGAGACAGTGACAGGTGGCACAACAGGTGCTTCATCTGCCATATCTGCTATATCAAGTGATACAACAACAACATGGTTAAGTAAAAATGCTCGTAATGCTTTGCTTTACGGATCGCTTTATGAGAGTTATATTTTTATGAAAGGTGAACCAGACGTTTTGACTTTGTATGAAAAAAGATTTAATGAAGAACTTATGAGATTAAAAGATTTAGGTGAGGCTAGGGAAAATGCTGATGCTTATAGGCAAGGATTACCTAGAAGAGCAAGGACATAGGAGATAAATTATGGCAACCTCAAATGCAGCAACCAACTATTTAGAGAGAAGATTATTACATTTTTTATTTAAAAATAATTCTCTTAGTTTCTCAAGTCCAGGTGACAGTATATATGTTGGACTAGCAACGGCAGTATCTGCGGCTGAAACTGGCTCTTTAACAGAAGCAAGTTTTGGTGGATACCTTAGACAGCAAGTAACTGCAACTAATTGGACAACCATAGGTGCTGACTCAACAGATACACAGACAGCAAAAAATGCAAGTGAGATTGAGTTTCCTGCAAAGACAGACAGTGGCAACGTTACAATCACTCATGTATTTATCGCAGACGCAAGTTCAAGTGGTAACATACTGTTTGTAGGTGCTTTGGATGCAAGTAAAACTCTTGCACAAAATGATATATTTAGAATTAACACGAATAACTTGAGTATTGAGCTGAAGTAATGGCTTTAGAGATACATGATAGAGTAAAAGAAACTACAACTACAACAGGCACTGGAACATACACGTTAGCTGGTGCTGTAACTGGTTTTGAGACTTTTACTGCTAATCTTGATAATGGCGATACAACTTACTATTGTTGCACTGACAATACTGACTTTGAAATTGGTATTGGTACATTTACATCTTCTGGAACTACGTTAGCCCGAACAACTGTTCTGGCTAGTTCTAACTCAAATAGTGCTGTCAACTGGTCATCTGGTACAAGAACTATATTTATGACATACCCTGCTGATAAAGCAGTTTTTGAAGATGCAGATGGTCATGTATCCATACCACATGATTTGTTTATTGCAGGTGGTTTGATTGATCTTAAAAATGATGGTGGTGCTGTATCACAGATTAAGTTCTATTGTGAAAGTTCAAATGCTCATGCACAAACTCTTATTGGTGCACCACATTCTGCACAAGCAGCCAATACGTTAAGGCTCCCAGATCATGGTGCAAATGTTACCACTACATCAGATTTAGTTGCTACAACAATAACACAAACATTAACAAACAAAAGTATAGATTCTGATAATAACACAATAACAAACATTGTTAACGCTGATATAAAATCTAGTGCAGCAATTGCTGATACTAAACTTGATACAATATCCACAGCAGGTAAGGTTGCTATTAGTGCATTAGATATTGATGGTGGAACAGATATAGGTGCTGCTCTTGCAGATGCAGATGAGATTATAGTTGACGATGGTGGAGGTGGCACAAACAGAAAATCTGACATGAGCCGTGTAAAAACATACATAGCTGATGTAACTCTAACAACAGCCGCACAAACCAATATTACATCATTAGGAACGCTTACAGCTCTTACTGTAGATGATGTGGCAATTGATGGCAAAGTCATTACCATGACAGGTTCTACTAGTGATACAGCCACTATAACAGTAGGAACAAATGGCACATTAGATATTGTTACAACTGATGACAATGCAGCAGCAGCTAACATACAAATTACGGCAGATGGTACGGCAGAACTTGCAGGAACAACTGTAACACTAGATTCAAGTGGTGGTATCACATTAGATGCAGATGGTGGTACAATAACTTTTTCAGATGGTGGTGCTTCATTAGGAACAATTACTTCTAGTGGTTACTCTGGAACTGCTGCAGTTGCTACTACAGTTACAATTACAGACAATGAAAGCACAAATGAAGATAATGCGATTGTCTTTACGGCAGGTGGCGATGTAGATGGTGGTAATCTTGGATTAGAGAGTGATGGTGATTTAACTTATAATCCAAGTACAGGAAGACTAACAGCGACACAGTTAGCAGGTACATTACAAACTGCAGCACAAACTAATATTACATCAGTTGGAACTTTAACAAGTTTAACAACATCTGGTAATATAGAATTAGGTCATGCAAGTGATACAACTTTATCCAGAGCAAGTGCAGGTGTATTAGCAGTTGAAGGTAAAGAATTAGCTACAAAAGGGTTCGCTACAGCTATGGCTATAGCGTTGTGAATAGGAGAATATAATGGCACAAGATTTTGAAAGAGATAAAGCAAGAAATGTTGGAACAAGTGCTTCTACGTTAAGAACAGCAAATTCAGATGATGCCATAGTAGGAATAAATGTAGCAAATACAACAACAAGTCAAATTACAATAGATGTATTTATCCATGATGGCTCAAATGATTTTTACATTGTTAAAAATGCACCAGTGCCTACTGGGGGTGCAATTCAAGTTTTAGATGGTGGTGCTAAAATTGTTATGCAGAATAATGATGTTTTAAAAGTGCAAAGTAATACAGCAAGTTCAGCAGATGTTTGGGTTTCTGTTGTTGATGCAATTAGTGAGTAGGAGATAACCTAATGCCGTATATAGGAAACACACCAGCAGTAAACTTTGCATCAGTCACTAAAGATACATTTAGTGGTAATGGTAGTACGACTGCATTTACATTATCTAAACCAGCAACGACAAATGGTGTAGCTGTTTATGTTGAGAACGTAAGACAGATACCAACAACAGCATATGCAATTAGTGGTACTACATTGACGTTTACTGGTGCTCCTCCAAGTGGCACGAATAATATTTATGTAATGCACCACAATACACCAGTAAGTACAGCAACACATCCTGCGGCACAAAACCTTACAGCCGTAGATGGTACGTTTACAGGAGATGTTTCTGTAGGAGATGATTTAAGTCTTGCATCGGATAGTGCAGCGTTAAATTTTGGAGCAGATAACGATGTAACTTTAACTCATCTTGCAGATAAAGGATTAATTTTAGATGTAGGCGACCAAACAACAAGTAATTTTGGAACAGCGAACACATCTGCTGATAATCTTGTTGTTGGTGGCACAGGTGCTGTTGGTATGTCTTTATTAACTGACGCAAACAATGTTTCAAGAATATGTTTTGGTGATGTAGATGATACAGATGCAGGACAAATAACATATGATAATAACACTCATTCTTTAGGTTTTACGGCAAATAGTGAAACATTTATGAGTATAGGTCAAGTAGATGCTATTAGAATTAGTACGACTAATTTTGCAACTTTTACTTTAGCAGACGATGCAAGTGTAACTATAACTTCAGGCACACCTGCTGGAGGGATGCTTGTTATATTAACTGTTCATAGTACAGGTTATGCAAATTTGTTTTTTGTTTCTTGGATTGGTAGTGAATTTAATCTTACTGGGGATACAAATTTTGCTGTTTCAGATACAGATGGTAAAATGGCTTGTGTATTTAGTTCAGGAAGCCAATATCAATTTACATTAAAAAATACTAGAGGTGGTGATACAGTTTACACAGTAGGTGTATTAGCGGCATAAGGAGATATTTAAAATGGCATTAACTTATAAAATAAAAGATTTTACTGATGAAAAAGTAAATGAAAAGAATACTCTTTCAGATGATGGTACATTAAAAAAACGAGTAGGTTTTGCAATTACAGATGAAAAAAATAATTTTTATGCAATTGACAAATGGCTTACTATAGTTGATGGAAAGTCAGATGATGATTACATTAAAGACGCATATGATTTGTGTAAGACGCAAATTGATAATTGGCAAAATTCAATGAAAAATTTAAACAAGACATTTAATCCAGATACTGGTAAGACGGAATAACATATGCCATACATAGGAAGATCAACAGACGGATTTGGAGTAAGAAATAGATTTATATATCTAGCTTCAAGTGGTGACACATCCGTAAGTGGAGCAGATGCCAATGGAGCTACTCTAACATTTACAGATGGTGCATACGTTGATGTGTATCTCAATGGTGTTTTATTAAAACCAACAACAGACTATAACACAAGCACTGCTAACACGATAGCAGGTCTATCAGCACTCAATACAAATGACGAAGTGACTGTCATAGTCTATGACGTATTTACTGTTGCTGACATGGTAAGTGCTACAAGTGGTGGTACATTTAGTGGAAATGTTACGCATAGTGGCACAGTTACTGCTAACAGTACGTTAGACATGAATGGAACTGAATTAATATTAGATGCAGATGCAGACTCTAGTATTACAGCAGACACAGATGATGAAATACATTTTAAGGTAGCAGGAGATGACCACGTTAAAATAAAAGGTGGTACTAATGTTCTTCATGTTATTGAAGGTTCAAGTGGTCAAGGAACACCACATACTAATTCTGGAGTGGTCATAGAAAGTGACGGAGAAACTGGAATTAATATTTTAACTGGTAATACAAATTATGGTGGAATTATATTTGGTGATGATGGTGATAATGATATTGGTTTTATACAATATAAGCACGATGATAATTATATAAGGTTTGGTACTAACACTTCAGAACAAATGAGAATTGATTCTAGTGGTAGAGTTGGAATAGGTGTTACAGACCCAACTCAATATAATAGTTATGGTAATGGTTTAATTATTGAAAAATCATCAACATCTGGTTCTTCTGGAATGAGTATAATAAGTGGAACAAGTGGTTATGGTTCAATATATTTTAATGATGGAACTGGAAATAATACTGTAGGAAGAATTGAATATTATCATGGTAGTGGTGGAATGGGTTTTGCAACAGAGGGCAGTGAAAGAATGGTACTTTCTTCTACTGGTAATTTAACAGTAAATGCTACTTCTGCAAGTGGCACTTCTATGATACTTGATAATGAAAGTACAAATAGTCCATTTGGTATAGCTATTAGAACACCTCAAGTTGCTATGGATAATAATAGTAATTATTTTATAAGTTGTAATGATAGTGGAAATACGAGATTACTTGTATATAGTGATGGTGATATAGTTAATCACGACAACTCTTATGGTTCTTTATCTGATGAAAGATTAAAACAAGATATTGTTGATTCTAGTTCTCAGTGGGATGATATTAAAAATTTAAAGATTAGAAACTTTAAAAAGAAAGATGATATTGAAAAATATGGCGAGAAAGCATGGTCACAGATTGGTGTTATTGCACAAGAATTAGAAACAACTAGTCCAAAATTAATTAGAGAAACAGCACCAACTGAAGGTGATGTAGCGATTGATTCAAGTTTTGGAACAATAGTAGATGATACAGATAAACCTATTTATTATAAAGAAGCAGATACTATACCAGATGGTAAAAAAGTTGGAGATGTTAAAGGCTATGAAAAAAAAGTTGAAGAAAAATCTAAGGTAAAAGCTGTTATGTATTCTGTTCTTTATATGAAAGCAGTCAAAGCCTTACAGGAAGCAATGACACGAATAGAAACATTAGAAGCCAAAGTAAAGACATTGGAGGAAGCGTAGATGAGCAGAGCAAGAACATTTGCAGATTTAGCTACAGCATCTGAAGCAGGTAGTTTAGCTAATCGTAACATAGTTATGAATGGTGATATGGCTATTTGTCAAAGACCAACAAGTGCTGCAGGTATAACTGCATCTGGTTATTATTCGTGTGATGGTTGGAAATTTCTTGATAACACTGGTGCTACGATTACTATGTCACAAGCAACAGATTTACCATCAGGTCAAGGTTTTAATAATAGTCTTAAAATAGATGTAACAACTGCTGACTCAACTGGAACAGCACAGTATGCAATAATAAGACAATGTTTTGAAGGTCAATTTTTACAAAGGTTACAAAAAGGTTTTTCAACAGCTAAATCAAGCACAGTTTCTTTTTGGGTAAAATCAGGATTAACAGGAACACATATATGTAGATTGTATGACCACGATAATTCAAGACAAATATCTAAATCATATACAATAAATACAGCAGATACTTGGGAACATAAAACGATTACCTTTGCAGGTGATACATCAACAGGCGACCCTTTAGATGACGATAATGCACAAAGCATGACACTAGATTTTTGGTTACTTGCAGGTTCTAATTTTACAAGTGGGTCATTACAAACTACTTGGGCTGATGATACTGCTGCAAATTCTGCTGTAGGGCAAGTAAATGTTTTGGGTAATACAAGTTATAATTGGTTAATAACAGGTGTTCAATGGGAATTAGGAGAAGTTGCTACGCCTTTTGCACATGAATCTTTTTCAGATAATTTAGCTAGATGTCAAAGATATTTTTATGCTCCTGTACCGAAAGGTTCAGCAACTAGTTATTTTGCAAGTGGTTGGCAGTATAATGCTACTTTAATGATAGGCTTTTTGTATCACCCAGTAGAAATGAGAGCAAATCCAACAGTATCTTGTACAGATGGTACAAACGATTTTCAGTTTATACGAAACGCTGATGGTGATTATTTTAATGATGTTGCTTTAAATTCAACTAATACAAAAGTAACTACACTTATAAATAACTCAGATATAGATGGTTCAACAGGTAATGTAGGAGGTTTGTATATAATTGATACTACTAACGCTGAACTTACTTTATCAGCAGAATTATAGGAATTATTATGAATGAAAAAATGACAATAACAAATGCAAAATATTTTAAAGATATAACAACAAATACAATAAGTTGTATTCATTGCACAATAGATGGAAAAAAAATGGGTGTTCCATTAAGCGAAGATAACAGACACTACGCTGAAATCAAACGACAAGTTGATGCAGGTGAGCTAACAATAGAGGATGCAGACTAATGGCAATAACAACTTTAAGTACAAATGCAATAGGAGATGACGCTATTACAACGGCAAAAGTCGCTGATGACGCTGTGACAAATGCAAAGATAGGTGCGGGAGCAGTGACAAATACAGAAGTAAATGCGAGTGCAGCTATAGCTTCAAGTAAGTTAGGAACTATTGGTACAGATAAAATGCCTAGTGGTTCTATAATACAAACATTGTCAATGACATTAACTGGAGCTAGTTCTGCACAAGGAAACAGTTATACTGATACTGGATTAACACTAGATATAACTCCTATTTCAACGTCAAGTAAAGTGCTAGTTACTGGCTTTGTAAATGTTGCTGAAAATTATTTTAGGTCTTACATTATAGTTGTTAGAGATAGCACAACTTTAGCAGTAGGTGATTCTGCTAGTAACAGACCACAAGTCTATTCTGCTACAGCTGCTACAAACGGCTGGGATACGTATGATATATCTCCAATTCCAATAAACATATTAGACTCACCGAACACTACATCTCAAGTAACTTATAAAATTCAATATAAAGATTATCAAGGAACAACTAATAGTGCAAGTGCTATTGCGTACATTAACAGATCACATAGTGATAGAGATAATGCTTTTTATGACCCAAGAACTGTATCAGTGCTAACAGTTCAGGAGATTGCTGGATGAGTGATAACGTAATAAATATAAACGGCAAGGATCACAATATTGATGCTATGTCCGATCAACAAAAGTATTTAATAAAACAAATAAGAGCTTTGACAGCAGAAGAAGAACGATTGTCGTTTCAACTTGATCCAATCCGTGTTGCTAAAAACTCTTATACAAGTGCGTTAATACAATCATTAGAAGAAAAAAAGGCTAGTTAATGCTAGGTCATGTCGCCCTCTCTGAAACACCTATTAGTAGTATAAGTAAAATACTCGAAGGTAATGCAGAGATGAGTGGCATTGCTTCTAAAGCAAGTGCTGGTATTGGTATACTGGTAGGTGTCGCAGATATATCAGGAGTTTTTGAGCAGTCAACAGAAGGTGCTGTTGTACCTGACATACCTGTTACAACAATGGATTTAAACTTTACTAAAACTTCTTCTGCTGTTTTTGTAAAAGGCACAGATCAAGAAATAGATATAAACTTTAATATTGATCAAACAACAGTAGGTACATACCAAGCAGAAGGATTTTCTACACAAAGTTTTAGCTTAACACAGACAGCTACTGGTGAATTATTATTTACAGAAATTGTTCCGAGTGTTACTGTGACTTACACAGAGATCACGCATACAGGTGATAATTGGACAGAGATTACTCACACAGGCGACACTTGGACAGATGTGAGTACAAATTAGGAGTTATAGATGGCGAGTTCGTATACAGCAAATAATGGCATAGAGAAGATTGGTACAGGCGAACAAGCAGGTACTTGGGGTGCAACAACCAATACAAACTTTGATATTCTTGACAGAGCTATAAATGGCGTAGGTGCAATCACATTATCTGGTACAACACATACGTTAACAACAACAGATGGTGCTTTATCAGATGGTCATTTTAAAGTTTTAGTTTTTGGTGGCACATTAAGTTCTACAAACACTGTTACCATATCACCTAACGATCAAGACAAACTGTACTTTGTATTTAACAATACCTCTGGCAGTCAGTCTATAATAATTAAACAAGGCAGTGGTGCAACTGTTACTGTGGGTAATGGTAAGACTGCTATTGTATATGCAGATGGTGCAGGGTCTGGTGCGGCAGTTGCACAAATAGAAACTGGATCAGATGCTTTTACAGAAGATTTAACAGTAAAAACTGGTGATGGTGCTTTGTTGACATTACAGACATCTGATACATCAGTTGTTGATGGTGATGTTCTTGGTGCGTTACAATTCCAAGCACCAAATGAAAGTGGTGGTACAGATGCTATTGAAGTTGCAGCATCTATCGTAGCTGAAGCAGATAATGCTTTTGCGTCAGATAACAATCAAACAGACATGGTGTTTAAGTTAGGTAGTTCTGAAGCTGCAACAGAAAAGATGAGATTAACACATGAGGGTGATTTAAATCTTATTACAGATAGCAAATCAATTAACTTTGGTGCTGACAGTGAAGTGTCCTTGACTCATGTTCATAATTTAGGGTTACTTCTTAACTCAACAAGAGGTATATTTTTTGATGATGCTAGTAATTTAGATCAATTCATACGAAGTGGTGGTTCAGATACACTTTTAATAGCATCTCCTACAGAGATAGATATAACAGCAACCACCATAGATATGAATGGTAATCTTGATGTCTCTGGATCAATAACATTAGGTGGCACAGCAATAACTTCCACTGCTGCTGAATTAAATATCTTAGATGGAGTTACTTCCACAGCATCAGAATTAAATTTAGTTGATGGTATAACTGCAGGAACTGTTTCTGCGTCAAAAGCAGTAATCGTTGATAGCAATAAAGACATTAGTGGTTTTAGAAATATATCTAACACTGGTACAATTACTGCTAGTGGCGATATTACAGCTTTCTCAGATGAAAGATTAAAATCAGATATAGAGACAATAGATAATGCTTTAGATAAAGTTATGAATATGCGTGGCGTATCTTATACTAAACAAGCTGAAAAAGGTATTGGTGTAATTGCTCAAGAGATAGAAAAAGTATTACCAGAGGTTGTAACAGATGGTGAGTATAAGTCTGTTGCATATGGTAATATAGTTGGTGTTTTAATTGAAGCAATTAAAGAACAGCAAAAACAAATTGATAAATTAAAGAGATATGGCTAAGTATGGCTCTAACAAGTAGTGGCACTATAAGTATGAGTGATATGCGAACCGAGTTTGGCATATCTGGTGCTATATCTATGAGTGACTTGTATAGAGGTGGTAGTGAAGTACCTGACGAAGTTAACACAACAGTAACTGTTTCTGAAGTAGCAAACATTATAACTGGTTATGGTTATTCAGGTGCAAGATATAATCATGGTAACACTGCTACGTCTACAAGTCCAAATACAGGTGCTGATTATGGTTATTGGCGTGGTGGTGTAGCTCATGCCAGTGGTCCTTCTTATACTGATTATTATACTAATTATACATTTTTTTATAATTCAAGTTGGACTAGTGGTACTGCTCCACCAGATACAGTTTTTGATTTAACATTTAGTCATACTGCAACTTACTATTATCAAACATTTTCTTATGAATTAACTAATGGAACTTTTCATGTTGGTACATCTTCTGATGATGATAGTTTAGTTGATGATGTTTTAGGTTCTAGTGGAAGTGGTGCTGGTCCTGTTACAAGAACAGGTAGTTTTAGTGCAACAGCAGGTTCGGCTGTAAGAGTTTCAGTTAAAATGCCTTTCGTTTTAACTCCTAATTATAGTTGTATATACAATCAGGTAGCTATAAACACTGGATCAAGTGGCAGTGGTTCACGAGCATTGAGTGTTAATTCTGGTGTTCCGTCATCTGGTACAATATCCTTTTCTGATTTATACAGTTCAATAGGTTCATAATGCCATTAACCAAACTACAGTTTAAACCAGGTATAAACAGAGAGATTACAAAGTACAGCAACGAAGGTGGTTGGGTTGACTGTGATAAGATACGTTTTCGTTTTGGTTATCCAGAAAAGTTTGGTGGTTGGGAAAAGTTAACAAGCAACACTTATCAAGGCACAGCAAGACGTTTACATAATTGGTTAGCACTTGATGGATCAAACTTTCTTGGTGTTGGTACACATTTAAAATACTATATAGAAGAAGGTGGTACATTTAATGACATAACACCAATTCGTTCATCAACCACAAACTCTACGACTTTTTCTGCTACAAATGGCTCTGCAAATATAACTGTTACAGAGAGTAATCATGGTGCGGCAGAAAGTGATTTTGTAACTTTTAGTCAAGCTGTTAGTTTAGGTGGTAATGTAACAGCAGCGATACTCAATGCAGAACATCAAATTGTATCTGTAACAGATGCTAATAACTATGTAATTACAGTTAGTGTAACTGCTAATGCTTCAGACAGTGGGAATGGTGGTAGTGGAACAGATGCCGTATATCAAATTAGTGTAGGTCTTAACTCTCAAGTAGGTGGTACAGGTTGGGGTTCAAGCACATGGGGTGGTACAACAGCAGGAGCTTTAACAACTACTTTAGCTGAAGATTTAGATAATAGTGAGACAGGTGTTGATGTTAATGATGAAACAGGAATAACAACAGACAATGATGTTATATTAGTTGGTGATGAATTAATGCTTGTATCGGCTACGACAGATGATAATACGCTTACTGTTACAAGAGGACATAGTGGCACAACAGCAACAACACATTCAAATGGTGCAACAGTTCGTCTTGCTGTAGGTAATGTTTTATCAACAGATGATTTTGTTGCTTGGGGTGCAGCAGGTGTTATTGCAACAGAAACAGAATTACGAGTTTGGTCACATGACAATTTTGGTGAAGATTTGTTTATAAATCCTAGAGATGGTGGAGTTTATCGTTGGGATAAAACAAATGGTTTAGGAACAAGAGCCGTTGAAATAAGCACTTTATCAGGAGCAGAAAACACACCAACAATTGCAAAACAAGTTCTTGTTAGCGATCAAGGTCATGTATTTGCTTTTGGTGCTAATACTTATGCAACAACGACACAAGACCCATTGTTAGTAAGATTTTCATCTTTTGACAATCCACTTGTTTATACTGTATCTGCGACAACTAGTGCAGGTTTTTTAAGTATAGGCTCTGGTTCTGAGTTCGTACAGGCTGTTAAAACAAAACGTGAAATACTTGTTTTTACTGATATTTCTTTACATACACTTAGATATTTAGGTGCACCTCTTTATTATGGCATAGAACAAATATCATCTAATATAACGATTGCTGGACCTTCAGCAGCAATTGCCACACAAGATTTTGTATTTTGGATGGGTAAAGATAATTTCTATGTATATGCTGGTGGAACGCAAACTTTACCTTGTACTGTCAAAGATAAAGTATTCTTAGATTTTAACAGTCAACAAGCAGATAAAGTTGTTGCAGGTGTTAATTCTGAATACTCAGAAGTTATATGGTTTTATCCATCTGAATCAAACTCACTTAACAATGGTGGTACAGGCGATATAGATAAGTATGTTGTATATAATTATGGTCAAAAAATATGGTATTTTGGCACGTTAGCTAGAACTGCTTGGCTTGATAGAGGAATCCGAACATTTCCTATCGCAGCAGGTTCATCTTATTTATTTAATCACGAGACAGGATATGATGATGATGGTTCTGCCATGACATCATTTATTGAGTCAGCACCAATGGATATAGGTGATGGTGATAAATTTAGTTTAATACAAAAAGTTATACCTGACTTGACATTTGAAGGTTCTGTTAATCAAAGCACACCTGCAGCTAACTTTACAATCAAAGCAAGAAATGAACCTGGTGAGGACTATGGCAACACATCTAGTGGTACTGCAACAAGAACTGCTACATCACCTGTAGAATTATTTACCAATCAAATAAATTTACGAGCAAGAGGACGTTCATTTGCTTTGCGTGTAGACTCAAGTGCAACAGGCATGAAATGGAAACTTGGTACACCTAGAGTTAACATTAGACCAGATGGGAGAAGATAATGTCAGTTGTTATACCTCCTAGATTACCAGAGCCACCCGAACAAATTGATAGACAGTATGTAGAAGATTTGATAAGAGCGTTAGAATTGTTTATATCTCAACAATCAACAAGCACAGTTGAAGATGACGCACAAGCATTTGGTTGGTTCACAGGATAATGGCTAATACATACAAAAATGCAAAAGTAGATTTAACAACAACAAATGCAACAACTGTGTTGACAACACCTGTTGGCTCTACAAATATTATAAAATCAATGCTTGTATCAGAAGATAGTGGAAATGCTGATACAATTACATTAACTATTACAGATACAGATAGTGCAGTGTTTAGTTTGTTTAAAGTAAAGGCTGTTAGTGCAAATACAACAGTTGAATTGTTGACACAACCATTAGTGTTACAAGACTCTGAGATATTAAAAGCAACAGCAGCTACAGCTAATCGTTTACATTTGGTTGTAAGTTATTTAGAAATAAGTTAGGATAAAGGCATGGGTTTAAGCGATATATTAAAAAAAGTTGTTTTACCAGTAGCAGGTAGTTATTTTCTCGGGCCGCTAGCAGGAAAAGGTTTATCTGCTCTAGGTATGACAAAAGCAGCTTCTAGTCCTCTCATTACAAATGCTTTAGCTAGTGGTCTTGGTAGTTTAGCAATGGGTGGAAAACCAAAAGATGCTTTAAGGTCTGCTTTAATAGGTGGCATTGGAGGAACAGCACTACAAGACAAGTTTCCCCGAGCGAGTAATGTTTCTCCTGATGCCACCACCTCTTTGTCATCACAATTAGCTAATAAAACTAGTGGTGCTTCTAGTGTTGAAGCTGTAAAAAATATTGTTGAGCCAAAAACAATGTCTGCTCAATTGTTGCAAGGATTAGGTATGAAAGGCGACAACACTTTATTTAAAATTTTAAATAGTCCAATAGGAGAGGGTATAGGTGCAGGTTTAATAGCACAATTATTAGCAAATTTGACTGAAGAAGAAGAAGATGAAAGAACAGCGTTTGAACGTAGACCATTTGGATTTGGTGGTCCTGGTGGTCAAATAGGTGGTCTACCCATAACATATGCTGCTATGGGTGGTGAGATGAATTTTCCTAGACGTGATGGTGGTATAGACCCATCTGAAGGCTCTGGAACAAAAGATGATG